AATTAGGAGCTAAGTACAGCTTCTAATGGGCCAGCAATCACGTAATAATGGTGGGTTAGGTCAAGCACATCCAGTGCCCTACTCACCTGAACCTGAAAAAAAGAGTGAAGAAAAAGAAGACGACTTCCCACAAAGTCTGGAAGAAGCTCTCACAGGTTAATGAATTATGGATAGTAGTCTTCGGGCTGCTATCCTTCTTCATACTTATAGAGGGATCACACCTAAATTACCACCGTACATCTTATGAGAACACAACTAATCAATGCAATTAAAGCTCACGCTAATGGAGAGATACAAAAACACTTAGCTAATGTTGAGGTTTACTTAACTAATCCAGCTGGTATTGGAGAACACTCTGATATAACAGAAGCTATAGGTATTGAACTTGATAAGGTAGCTCGTTACCATGATCAAATAGAAGTTGTTAATAAGTATGTACTTAATAAATAAGTACTGCGGGTGCCAATGGATGACTACAGCCTTCCAAGCTAGTATACAGGAGTTCGATTCTCCTCACCCGCTTTGGCTTTTGGCCCCTACGGGGACACCCTTAAGCCGTCTAGACGGTAGGGATAGACCTACAAAAAATGATCAAAAATTTTACGTGCGTAAGAAAGAAAACTATACAATTTTTTAATTAATCATGGCACAACAGGCCACTACAGCCAATGCCAATGGTCCTATTTATGGAGGTGCCGATAACGGTGCTCTCACTAATGCGGGTACCGTTGATCAAAGGCGAGCCCTTTACCTGAAATTGTTCTCAGGTGAGATGTTTAAAGGTTTCCAGCACAACACAATTGCTAGAGATCTTGTAACAAGACGCACCTTAAAGAATGGACGCTCATTGCAGTTCATCTACACAGGTCGCACAAAGAGTGAGTTCCATATTCCAGGACAATCCATACTTGGTAACGATGAGAAGTCACCCCCAGTAGCAGAGAAGACCATCGAGTGCGATGATCTATTAATCAGTTCAGCTTTTGTTTATGAGCTCGATGAAACACTTGCTCACTATGACTTACGTGGTGAGATCTCAAGAAAGATCGGCTATGCACTAGCAGAGAACTATGATAGAAGAATCTTCAGAGCTATAACCAAAGCTGCTAGACAAGCTTCTCCAGTTACCATGAGTAACTTTGTAGAGCCAGGTGGTAGTATGCTTAAGGTTGGTGCAGATACAAGTACAGACAAGAAAGACGCTTATGATTCTGGTAAGCTGGTAAATGCATTCTATGATGCTGCAGCTATTCTAGATGAGAAGGGTGTTTCTGGTGATGGACGTGTAGCTGTTCTAATCAACCGTGATGTACAAGGTACAGCACTACAGTCTGGTAATGGCATCATTGAAATTGCAGGTATCCGTATCTTCAAGTCAATGAACATTCCATTCTTTGGTAAGTATGGTACATCTGCTGATCCTAACAGAACAGGATATGACTCTAAGGACAACTTCGGTTCCTTTGTTGGCGCAACCATGGAAGACATGGAACAAGCTGCTAACGGTGGTACACCAGCTGGCGGACAGAAGACTACTAACAACTATGGTACAGCTACTAAGTTTGCTAACAGTTGTGGATTGATCTTCCAGAAGGAAGCTGCAGGGGTTGTGGAAGCCATTGGCCCACAAGTCCAAGTGACCAACGGAGACATATCAGTCGTTTACCAGGGAGATGTCATTCTCGGAAGGCTCGCAATGGGCGCCGACTTCCTAAACCCTGCATGTGCAGTTGAGTTGATTGCTGGTATTAACACAGCGTCCTCTAATGCTACAGGTTGGGATGGATCTGGTACTGAGAACACAGCTATCTCTAACGCTGCTTTCGACTAAACTAAATAATATAATTAACCAACATATAGGGGGGCTTCGGCTCCCCTTTTTTTTATTCACAAATATTTATACCTATGGCTACTTCCACAATTGACACCGATACAGAACTATCCGCAGTGAACTCAATACTGGGTGCCATCGGTCAGTCTCCAGTTACCACTCTCAATTTCGATAACCCTGAAACCTCATTCATTTATAACATTTTAACAGAAGTTAACAAGGACGTTCAAAATGAAGGTTGGCATTTCAACACAGAGCATCATGTAAAGACTACACCAGATGCTAATAAGCACATAACTCTACCAGCTAATACCTTAAGGTATAGTTTAAACAATGGTATAGCTGATAAAACTGTAGATTTAGTTGTAAGAAATGGTAGATTATATGATCTTGTACACCACACTGATGAATTTGCAGGTGATTTATATCTTGATGTTACAACATTATATAAATTTGAGGATCTACCTAATGTATTCCAACGTTATATTACCTATAGATCAGCAGTAAGAGCCGCTGCACAGCTTGTATCTAACCCACAATTAGTACAACTTCTATCTCAAGATGAAGCTAAATCTAGAGCTGCATGTGTAGAGTATGAATGCGATCACGGTAATCCATCATTCTTCGGTACACCACACGATAGTTACTACCCATCATATCAACCTTATAAATCACTAAGTAGAGTTTAATGGCAAGTGTTACACAAACGGTACCTACATATACAGGTGGTATATCTCAGCAGCCAGATGAGTTAAAGGTGCCAGGTCAAGTTAATAAAGCTAAGAACGTCATACCTGATGTAACTCATGGACTAATGAAGCGTCCAGGTGGGCGTCTAGTAGCTAGTTTATCTGACTCAGCTGCATTCAATATACCAGATGGATCAAATACAAATACTCAATATGACCCTGACTCACAAACAAATGGTAAATGGTTCAGTTATTATAGAGATGAAACCGAACAATACCTTGGTCAAATATCTCGAACAGGTGATGTTAGGATGTGGAAATGTGCTGACGGCGCACCTGTACCTGTTGTCTATCATGGTGGATCAGGTAGTTCATCTGAGACTGCATTAAAATTATACCTTAATCATAATGCTGATGATGATATTCAATCATTAACACTGAATGATTATACATATATAACTAATAGAGCTACGTTAAAAAGTGATGGTACAACAACTCATCCTAAAACAACAGTAGCAATGTCAGCAACAGTAGAACCTGCTAGACCTGCTGAAGTATTTATAGATTTAAAAAAGATATCTTATGCAAGTCAATATGCATTAAACTTATTTGATAGTACAACAGTATCTGAAGTAAGTACTGCTACTAGAATTGAAGTTACTAGACAATATGATAGCTCTAACGCTTGTAATTCAAGCAATGTATTAAGCGGCTTACCTACAGGTGGTAATAGATGTACTAATGCTGCAGGTAATAATCAAGATGCATACTGCCCTAATGTAGATACCAGAATATTTGCAGTTAATTCAGGTATGTCAGGTACAGCTGCAGATGCTAATGGTCAATCTTTTGATATTGACGTAATCCGTAGTGGTAGTGCTATAGCAGATAATGCTGCAGCTAACCTATACTTCCGTATTGCTACTATAGGTCAATCAGTAGCACAAGGTGGTAGTACAGCTAACCCTGATTATCAGTGTAGATACACTACAACCCACGATCTACTGTATGGTGGAGAAGGTTGGGAGAAAGGTGATTACTTTGATATCTGGATGAAGAATGCTAGATACAGAGTAACTATTATGGAAGCTAGTGTATCTAAAGTTCAAGCTACTATGAACAGTCAAACAGGTTCAGGTTTAATCAGACCTTTACCTACACCATTTGATAATGAAACTACGATTACTGCTGAAAGTATAATAGGTGATATACGAACTATTATTGAAACATATAATAATGGTATTACTAGTTCTGAAACACAACAAATTGGTACTGGATTATATATAACTAATGGTAGTGCATTTAATGCTAGTACTCCTAATAAGGACTTAATGAATGTCATAACAGATAGTGTTAACACAGTAGAGGATTTACCTCAAGAGTGTAAACATGGTTATGTTGTTAAAGTTAAAAACAGTGATAATGATGAAGATGATTATTATCTAAAATTCTTTGGTAATAATGATAAGGATGGCCCTGGAGTATGGGAAGAATGCCCTGAGCCTGGCCGAAAGGTAGAGTTTGATAAAGAAACTATGCCTATCCAATTAGTACGCTTACAGGACGATTCAAGCGGAACTGTAACAGGTACAGCATATGCAATTTATTTCAAAGTAGGTTATCCAACATGGGATAATTGTTTAGTAGGTTCTTGGGATTCAACAACTCTAAAAGGTACAGTACCTGAGCCAAGTTTTGTTGGAAAAAAAATTTCGAGGTTAGTATTCCATCGAAATCGACTTTGCATGTTATCAGATGAAAATATCATCATGTCAGTACCAGGAAATTTCTTTGACTTCTGGGCTAGAACAGCTATGGTATTTTCTAATACTGACCCTATAGATATATCATGTAGCTCAACATACCCTGCAGTTATATATGACGCTGTACAAAACAATAGTGGACTAGTTTTATTTACACCAAATCAACAATTCCTTTTAACAACAGACAGTGATATTTTAAACCCTACTACTGTTAAGATAAATGCGTTAGCTACATATAATTATAACTTTAGAACTAACCCTATAAATTTAGGTACTACTATTGGTTTCTTAGATAACGCTGGTAAATACACTCGTTTCTTTGAAATGGTTAATGTTAGACGAGAAGGTGATCCACAACTAGTCGAACAGAGTAAAGTTGTTAATAAACTATTTGAGGATGATCTAAACCTAATATCTAACTCTCGAGAAAACGGGGTCATATTTTTCAGCGAAAAAAATCAGCCCATTTTATACGGCTTCCGTTACTTTAATGACTCTGAAAAACGAATGCAGCAAGCATGGTTTACTTGGGAATTACAAGGAAACGTACAATATCATTGTGTCTTAGATGACTCTGTATATGCAGTAATAAGAGAAGGTAGCAAGGATGTACTACAAAGGTTTGATATACAAACTGAATCTACTTCACGTACCGTTACCGATGATTTTGATACAGCTGATACAGAAGATGATATCACCTATAGAATACATTTAGATAATAGTACAGTTATACAATCTGGTAGCTTATCATACTCTACAACTACTAAAAAAACTACTTTTACTAAGCCAAATGGCTTTAATTCCAGTACAAAACAACTTGCTGTATATGTTCATAGTACAGGAAATGAAGTTGGTAGATATTCTACAGCTGCAGTTAACGGTGGTAACATAGAAGTTGATGGTGATTGGACTGGACAAGCCTTAGTTGTAGGTTATTTGTTTGATATGGAAGTAGAATTTCCTACTATACATGTAACTAGACAACAAGGAGAGTCATATAGGTCCGATACTAGAGGTTCTTTAGTACTACATAGGGTTAAATTAAGCCTTGGTAACGCTGGTTTATATGAAACATTATTAGAACGTCAAGGTAAAAATGACTATACAGAGGTATATGAACCTGTATATGCTAACCTTTACAACGCTAACCAAGTTGCTATACAATCTGAATCAATAAGAACTATCCCAGTATATGATAGAAATACAAATACTGTATTAACACTTAAATCTACCCATCCATCCCCCGCTACTTTACAATCTATGACATGGGAGGGTGACTACACCTCTAAATACTACCAACGTGTCTAAATACATTCACCCAATTACAGTTAAGGCTGCTTTAGAAGTAGCCTCTAACTTACTTCCTGCTGATTATAGGGAGGTTACTGAAGGACATGGTGCTGATCCATTTAAATATTTACTACTAGAAGCTGCTAAAGCTGAATGTGTTTACTTCTCTTCGCCTAGCGGCAGGACTGCTGGTATGGCTGGAGTAGAAACAGATGGTAGAATATGGATGTTATGCACTGATGTTATCAAAGACCATCCCACTAAATTTGCAAGAGAAGCTAAACGCTATGTCGATAGCAGAGAAGAGAAGCTTCTATGGAATGTAGTGGATAAAAGAAATAAAGTCCACTTAAAACTTCTCAAATTTTTAGGCTTTAAATTCCTACGGGAACTTAATTACGGTCCTAACCAATTGCCCTTTATCGAGTTTTGCCGTGTGCGCAGGAGCAGCCGCTGCTAGAGCAGCCAACGCAAACGCTAGAAGACAGTACCAATATGCGATTAAAAAACGTGAGCGGAAGCATATGCAGAAGCTTAGTATTTATAATCAATCTAAGGTACAGTTTGAAAGAGCGTATTCAAATATTCACCAAGGTTTAAATGCCTCTTATAGTAGAGCACAAACCAAATTAAATCAAGTTAGAGAAAAGACTTGGACTGAAAACCAAGGAGCATTAATGAAGCTCATGCAAAATAGTAAGTTTGGTGACTTACTTGCATCTGGTAGATCAGGAAGATCTATTGCTAGAATGGGAGTATTAGAAGCTGGAGCTTTAGGTAGATTCTATGCACAAAAGCAAAAGAATTTAACTAATGCACAATATGCATTTGCTGAAGGTACTAAGTTATCTAGACAAAGAGCTGCTAATGCTCAAGAGAAAGAGTTTGCTAAAGTAGCATTCAATCCAACTGAAGATGTTGCACCTCCAGTACCTGTTATGCAGAATGTTGGTATGGCATTCTTAGGAGATGCTATTGGATTAGCTGGTACTGTAGCTGGCTTTATGTGAGGTAAATTATGGCTAGTAAAAGTGAATACGATACCTTTGACTATCTCAAACCTGCAGATTATCTACCTGGTCTAAAGCAACGTTACGAGGAAATGAACCAAGGGTTCGAGGATGCTGAACAAGTAGCAAAATTAAATGATCGTCAGCGTGTTGCTAATGCTGAGATCATGGGTAAAGTTATTAATAATGCTGAAAAGTTTTCTAAGAGTGCAGCGAAAGTATTTAAAAAACAAAGAGATGAGGCTCAGAGAGTATATAAAAATGAAGCTTTTGGTATCCAACAAAAGATTGGTGCAACCCAATCTGATATGGCTGCCTGGAAAAGAGATAGAGAAGCATTAGGTGAAGACCATTCTACAGCCCAATACTTAGCTTATAAAGCTACCGAAGCTGGTCATGCTGACTTAGCTGCTGAACTTCAAAATCTAACTGGATGGAGAGCTCAGATACAAGAGGAGACTTTTGCTAAAAGATGGGCTAATGATTGGGAAGGAAACTTTTGGGATCCTGAAAAAGGTATTCTATCTAAAAATGAGAATGGTGAATATAATTATAGCATTACTCTTAAAGGAGATGATGGTCAACCTGATAGAGTTGTAAGTTGGGAGAATGCTACACAGGCTGAAAAAGGACAGTTAATTGAACACTATAATGTTCAGACTGGATTTAATGGAGTCAGTCATTATCGTAAAGAATTTGCTACAGATACTTTTTGGACTAAACATCAAAATAATGTAAATAAAGTACTTGAAGGTGAACGTACAAAAGCATTAGAAGTACAAGCTAAAGAAAGAGTAGACTTCTATAAATCTACTATTATTGAATCTGCTAAAACAGGTAATGGAGATTTAGCTAAGACATTATATGAAATAGAAAATAATGAATTAGCTTGGTTTAAAGGAGATAGAGCTAAAGCTAGAGAATACTTAAAAGGTGTTGTCAAAGAAATGATCATTGATGGAGACATTGATCCATCTGATGCTACATTAGAAGGTTTTACATTTCTCCATAAAGGTACCAACACAGAAAAAGGTATAGACTTTTTTAAAGAGTATGAAGATTGGGGTGATATGGTCAGAGATGCCCTTATCACTAAGAAGCAAGAACAGAATAAAGAAGTTCAAGGATATAATATAAATTTTGTTGAAACTACAAAATCTAAATTAGAAGAAGAAAATCTACCTTTAAATGAACAGACTTTAGCTCAATTAACAGAACAATATAGACAAGGTTATTTTGCTAAGTTTGGAGAGTTTCCTGCTACTATACCTCCAGACTTATTAAACATGGTAACGGTTGAAGATGTAGCAGATCAAGAGATAGTAAGTATTTTAGAAGATAAAAAGTCAAGAGGTTTACCAATTACATACGAAGATTACGCTAATATTGAAGATGATAAGTTAAGAAAAAAATGGTTTGATTATAGTCAAACAGCAGCAGGTGAAGGTGTAAGTGAAAAAGCAAAAGCCTATAGAGATAAAAGAGTAAATCCATTAGTACAAGAAGTTTTAAATACTTCATTAGGTCATTATGATCATAAGAATTTAGAACATATTGATATGATAGCAAAGGCTACTGCAAGATTTAATGAATTATATATTGATAAGGTTGATGAGTATAAGCCAGGTGATCCAGCTTTAATGACAGATATAATGAAGACACTGGAATCAGATATTAAAGCTTGGACACAATTACCTCCACCAGCTCCAACTGAAAAAACTTGGGCTAAAGATTTACATAAAGGAAAGACAGCTTTAAATAATGGACTTAAAGAAGGTGTTAGTGCAAGAGAAACACTTTCATCTGATTTACTAGCTGGTAGTGAGAAGTATTATAAAGAGTTAGAGAAATATGCTAATGATCCAGGTAATAGTTCTATACCATCTTATTATCGTGAAATAGCAAATGATTTGAATTTAACTGCATGGGAAGTAGCAAATATGCAATACCGTTCTCAAACTGGTAAGGATCTACCTAAACCTGGTCACCAAACACATATAGAATCGTTAAGTCCTATAGTACGCTATTGGATGACAACGCACCCTAATGGTAAAAAAGCTCTTAGAGCAAAGGTGAAAGAAAAAAACATGGATTACAATACAGTAGGTGTTACTGAAGGTGTTGTAACTGAAGAAACTGCACCTGTATTAGACTCCAATTTTTGGAGTAATTAAATTATGACAGATAGTTACACACAAAATGATTATGATGCTCAAAAGTTAACTAGTTCTTTAGCAGAATTAGAAACAACTATATCAGATCAGGAAACAAGAGATGCCGTTTACAATGAAAGAGAGGCACATGCTGAAGCTGTAGATGCACAATTCGCTGCTGAACAGGAAGACCCTAGAAATAAAGAACAATGGGGTATAGGTGGAGTTGTCAAAGAACTTCAATCTGCTTTTCTTGGTGGTATTCAAGATACAGGATCTTCTATTGTCACAGCTCCTGAAAGAGTATTAGATGCTCTTAATGGAGAGATGGCACAAGAGAATGCTGAAGGTAAATATGACACAGAATGGGATGATTGGTTTACCAATGATGCTAATCCTATTGAAACTAAAACTTGGTGGGGAGGACTTATCAGAAGTGCTACACACTTTGGTACATTAGGTGGTGCTATTGTAGCTGCAGCTCCAGTATTAGGAGTAGGTGCAGGTGCAGTAGGAGCTGGTAGAGCTGTATCTGCTATTGGTGGTGTAATGACTAACCAATGGATGAGAGCCGCTGCAGTCGGTGCTGCTACAGATTTAGTTTCTAAGTACTCACAAGATGCTAATGGTCTCCAAGTATTAAGAGATAGGTTTGGTTTTATAGATACACCATTAACAACAAACGATTGGGATCATCCTGCTGTTAAAACATTTAAAAATGTAGTAGAAGGTATGGGTATTGGTACTTTAACTGATGGCTTATTTATGGTCATGGGTAAAGGTGCTAGAAGAGTTTTACCTGATGGTAGTTCAGTCGATGCTACGGCAGAGGCTGCAGCTAAAGGTCAAGCTAGAAATACAAGTGTTACTACACAGACTATTGAAAAAGGTCAAAAAGAACTTATAGAATCTGGACCTGAGTTCAGAGGACATAAAAATAAACCCCTTGCTGATTCACAGCAGGGATCGCCTACATCAACCGAAAATGTGATGGAGGTAAAACAGGCTCAAAAGAGAATTAGAGGTGAATGGGGAGCCGAAGAGGGGTCTCCTGGCTCTGTTACTACACCATCTAACCTTGAAGCTGCACCTGCAAGTCGTGGTTTAGATGACAAAGCTTTAGATGATGTCTATAGAGCATTGAAAAGTGATGCTGGATATGCAGAAAACAGAGCTTTATTAGAAGCTGGTGGTTTAACTTTAAGAGAAACATCTGGAGATGCTATTGAAGCATTCCATAGAACTGGTTTAGGTAGAGAAGCGATGGATCAATCCCCTGCTGAGTACCTATCAGAGTTCTATGAGAACGCTATGCCTCATTTTGAAGGTATGCCAGAGGAAATGTTAGAGTTTACTACTAAATATGTAGAAGCTGCTGACCTTTTAGTGGGCTCATTATTACGTGAAATACGTGATATGGGTCTAGTTGGTAGGGAAATTGCTGATATTGCCGACCTTGGTGACATTGATGCACCTGCTAAAGCCTTATATGACAAGCTGATTACTACGGTATCGGAGATTAATAGGTCTAAACTAATCCAATCTCCTGAATTTAGGGCTATTGGAATGGAAAATGCAGCCAATCCAGCAGTAGGTAGACGACTTCAGAAAGAATATGTAGACCAAAACATGAGTGTTAGGGTAGGTGAATCGATAGATGCCTTCAGATTAGCCTTTCAAATAGCTGGTGAAGACGCTAGTGACGATTTATTTAAAGGTATCTTTGAAGTAGTATCTATGAACAAAGATATACACAACCTAACCGACTTTGATAACTGGGTAAGAGCAAAATTAAAAGGTGGTGATTTTAATGGTAAGCCTAAGACTGGTGCATTATTAAATGAACTACATAAAGTTATGATTAATAGTGTTCTTAGTGGACCTAAAACTCCAGTAAGAGCTATTATGGGTACATCTACAGCAACCTTCTTACGACCACTAGCTCAAGTAGTTGGTGCTGGTATGAGGTTACCATTTACAGGTGATGTAGCTACATTAAGAGCTTCTATGGCATCAGTTAATGCTATGAGAGAAGCTATCCCAGAAGCATTTGAAGTATTTAAAACTAGATTAAATGCATATTGGGCTGGTGATGTAGCAACAGTTAAGTCACGTTTTATGGAATACAGTAAAGGTGATGAACAATGGGCTGTATATGGTGATTGGGCTGAAAATAGTGGAAGAGCTACAGATGCTGATAAAGCTATCTATAGAACAGCTAACATGGCTAGAGCTTTAAATGATAATAAGTACTTAACTTATTCTACTAAAGTGATGGCTGCAACTGATGATACTTTTGGATATATTTTAGCCCGTGCAAGAGCTAAAGAAAAAGCAGTACGTGAAGCATTGGAAGCAAATACATCTGGAAAATGGATGGATATTGAACCTAATGTACTACGGGATGCTGAAAATAGATTCATGGGTGAAATTCTAGATGCAGATGGTAACATTAAAGATGCTGCTACATTGTTTGCAAAACAAGAAGCTACATTAACGAATGATCTTACAGGATTTGCTGAGGGATTAGATAAAGTATTTAAAGAAACCCCATGGGCTAGACCTTTCTTCTTATTCGCAAGGACGGGAGTTAACGGTCTTGCTTTAACAGCAAAACACACCCCAGGATTAAACTTTCTTGTTAAAGAATTTAATGATATAGCACGTGCAACCCCTGATAATTTATCTAGTGTACAACGGTATGGTATTACTAATGCTGAAGACTTAATGAATGCTAAAGCCTTACAACAAGGTAGATTAGCTATAGGTGGTTCTGTTATAACAATGGCAGGGATGCACTTCATGAATGGTGGTCTTACAGGTAATGGTCCAACAGATAGACAGAAACGTCAAGTTTGGATGGATGCTGGTTATGTACCTAGAAGTATTAATATTGGTGGTGTTTGGGTTAGTTATGATTCATTAGAACCATTTGCTCAAATATTAGCAGGTGTTGCTGATGTTGGAGATCATATGGATCTTATGGGTGAAGAATGGACACAGGATCAATTCCAGAAAATATCAATGGTAGTTGCACAGTCAGCTACAAGTAAATCATATTTAACTGCTTTACAGTCATTTGTTGATTTATTCTCTGGTAAACCTGGACAACAAAATAGAATGATTGCAGCTATACTAAATAACCAAGTACCATTAGCAGGTCTACGGAATGATCTTGGTAAGTTATTTACACCACACATGAAAGAATTAAATTCAGGGTGGTTTGAAGCAATACGAAATAGAAACTTAATGACTGAGAATATCGCTGGTGAAGGTGCATTACCTATTAAGTATGATATGCTTAATGGTCAACCTGTACGTGAATATGACTTTGTGACTAGAATGTTTAATGTATTCAGTCCTGTTCAATTAAACCTAGACCAAGGTCCAGGTAGAAAGTTATTATTTGACAGTGGATATGATTTGAAGATGTCAACGTACTACGGTCCTGACGGAACAGATTTAACAAACAGTCCTCATTTAAGATCTAAATTCCAAAAATATATTGGTGATCAAAACTTAGAATTAGAACTCAATAAATTAGCACAAGATCCTAGAGTGCTTCGTTCCTTAGCACAAATGAATCGTGATAGGGACACTGGTCATAGAGATATAGATCCAAGAAAAGCTTACATGCACAATATCTTGATTGATAGATTATTCAAACAAGCACGTAAAAAAGCTTGGGGTTTAATGAAGAATGATCAAGAGATACAAGCATTAATAGAAAAAGAACGTCAAAAGCAAGCGTTAATCAATAGAAGAAAACAAGAAACATCTGCCCTCCTACAAATGAATAGATAACCACCCATACAAACTTAATAACAAAAAATAATGGCCGCAACATATAAAGATTCACCAAGTGCGGGGGCGGTAAATGGCTCTAATAAAGAGTTTACTTATGACTTCCCCGTCCTACAAACTGAAGACATAAAGGTTGCTCTTAACGGAGTGACACAAGCAACAACTAAATATACGGCATTACTTTCTCCTGCTAAAATAACTTTCAATAATACTAGTGTTGATAGTTCAGTTCAAGAAACTGACGGCTCTCCAAAAGCTGGAGTGAATGTAAGGGTTTATAGAGAAACAACGGTTGGTAAGAATACTGGTGATGAAGATCCTAAAATAGTATTTGCAGCTGGATCTTCTATCCGTGCTGGTGATTTAAACGCCAATACAGAGCAAGCTCTATTTAGTATTCATGAAATACAAGAGCAACCAATCCAAACTGAACAATTAGCTGATGGTGCAGTTAAGAGTGCTAAGATAGAAGATGGAACTATCGTCAATGCTGATGTTAATGCGTCAGCTGCTATAGCTGGTACTAAAATTTCACCTGATTTCGGTTCACAGAATATAGCAACAACGGGTACTGTTAATTCTGTAACTACAACAGAGTTATCAATATTAGATGGTGCTACTGTTAGCACTGCTGAATTGAATATACTTGATGGTGTCACTTCTACTGCAGCAGAATTAAATTTATTAGATGGTGTTACTGCTACAACTGCAGAGATAAATTATGTTGATGGAGTTACATCAAATATACAAACCCAATTAGATGCAAAACAAACCTCTGACGGGGATCTCACAACGCTTGCTGGTATGCAGTCAGGTACTGCATCTATTCTTGCAAGTGGTACGACTCTTACCTCGACTCTTGCAGAACTTAACCTGTTGGATGGCAAGAGTATTGTCACAGCAGTTAGCGGTAGTTCTACTGACGTACAGTTACCGACTGCAAAAGCCGTTAACGATCAGATAGTTAACTTATTAAACGATACTGGTGGTTTTAAACCAATAGATAATGAGGTATCTTTCCCGATTACTAACCCTGATCCTGATGATGGTGCAGGTACTATTGTATCTATTGCAGATGCAGGTGGTCTAAAAGTTGCTGATGGTAGTGGATCTGGAGATTATGCTGGTACAGCTGGTAACTCAATTGGAGCTACAACTACAGCTGGTGTAGCAGTAACAATTACAGGTATAGATACAACTCTTAGAGGTACAACTATAGCTGCTGGTAAGGGTATGTTGGTACAAACAACAAGTACATTAAATACATATACCTACCATAGACTAATAGTAGATGAAGCTGGAGTAGCTAATGCTCAGACACTTGTAACTGACTTTAATCAGAGATATCAAGTAGCTGGAAGTACACCTTCACAACAACCTGACGGTACTGCTTTAGTAGAAGGTGATCTTTGGTTTGATACTGGTGCAGACACCATGAAGGTGTATGACGGATCTAATTATGCAGCTGTTACATCAGTTGGAGATTATAAATTATTAACAGTAGTTCCTGATGGAGCTACATCTGGTACACCTGATTATACTAATGTAAGTTTTGACCTAAGAGATGGAGGTAGTGCAGCAAGTATTACATCCGTTGGACAGCTTCTAGTTAGTGTAAATGGTGTCTTACAGAAACCTAACTCCACTTCTTGGAGTGCTAGTAATGAAGGTTTCCATTTAGAAGGTAGTAATGGTATTAAATTCTGCACAGCACCAGGTTCAGGAGCTAGTGTATTTGTAACACAAATTGGTACTGCTACAGCAGTTAATGTACCTGCTACTAATAGTATAGTTGAAGCAGCAATACAGACAAATCAAGTTAGTGAAGAGAAATTAAAAGTAAGTAATAATCCTACTAATGGTTATTTATTATCAGCTCAATCAGGTAATGATGGTGGTTTAACTTGGGTAGCGGCACCTTCGGGTACTACAAATCTAAGTGCTACTGCTAATGGAACATCATTAACTGTTGAATCATCTACAGGTACTAACGTAGCTTTACCTGCAGCAACTACATCCGCATGGGGTGTAATGAGTGATGATGATAAGACTAGATTAGATGGTATGGCAGATTCTGCTAATAACTATGTACACCCTAACCACTCTGGAGATGTAACATCTTCTGCAGATGGAGCTACAACAATTGCAAATGATGCAGTTACAGCAGCTAAGACAGATATATCTATAGTAGCTGGTGATCTAATCTATGGTAACGGTACTGATAGCTGGACACGATTAGCTAAAAGTACAGCTGGTAAAGTCCTTACAATGAATACAGGTGCTACGGCTCCTGAGTGGGCTGATGCAGCTGGTGGAGGAGCTGTTGGTGGTGGTACTGATAAAATCTTTATAGAGAATGGTCAGACAGTTACTACTAACTATACTATAGGTACCGAATTTGGTGCAGCATGTAATGCTTTATCTGCAGGACCAATAACAATAAACAATGGAATCACTGTAACTATTGATTCTGGAGACAACTGGACAATCGTTTAAAATTATGACAATAACAATTAATGGAAGCGGTACCGTCACAGGAGTCTCTGTAGGCGGCTTACCTGATGGAATAGTAGATACAGATATGTTGGCTGCTAATGCAGTTACGTCAGCAAAAGCAGCGAATAGTCTTGTTGGTTATGTAAAACTTGCTGACCATGCTTGGGACTCTGCCGTTTCATCAGTTGATGTAGATAGTTTGGATACATCAACATATAAATATTTTAAACTGTTATGGAATTGTGTTCCAACAGATGACGGTGAAAAATTATATTTTAGATGGAGAAAAGATTCAACTACTCAGACAGCAGGAACTTATGATTGGAGCATGGGGAGATATTATGGAACCACTAATTACGGCGGTGAAAACACAGCTAAAGTAGAAATTACAGCCGCTATGGGAGATGATACTAACGAAGGTTTTCAGGGTGAATTTACAATTTATCCGAAAACAAGTGTTGAAAAAGAGAAGCATGGAAATGCCGTATTTTGGAATGGCATTTACTTTGAGAGTCCTACTTATGCAAGAGGTATTTCTGGTTCTGGTTTTTATGATGGAGGTACTACATATTATCCAAATGGATTCACACTTTATATGAGTAGCGGTAATATGGATAGTGGAAATTATTCTTTATATGGAGTGAAAAGATAATGAATAAATTAGTAAATGGAAAATTAGTTGCTCTTACTTCTGAAGAAAAAACTGCTAGAGCAGCCGAAGAACAAGAGGAAAAAGAATACATAGCTGCAAATGGTTATAAATTTAAAAGAGCAGCCGAATACCCTACTGTGGTCGATCAGTTGGATTTAATTTACCATTCAGGTATTGATGCCTGGAAAGCAAAAATAAAAGAAACAAAGGATAAATACCCTAAACCATGAGTAAAATAAAATTAAATCACTCAGGAGGTAATGCTGTATCGCTCAACCCTCCTACAGATGCACCAGGTTCTGCTGATGTAGCTTTTAAATTACCTACAACTGTAGGTAGTGCTAATCAAATATTAAAGAACAAAGGAACAGCAGGGGAGTTAGAATATGCTACAGCAACAGAAAGTTCAGGTAACTTTGCTATTAATTCTGGTTATGGATCAGTTGCTACAACTTTCGGTGTTCGTGCATGGGCAAACTTCTTAGGGAGTTCAGGAAGTGGAGATGATGTTTCTGTCACTGTAAATGGAAGTGGTGGTATTACTTCTGTTACTAGAGTTTCTAACAGTCTTTTTCAAGCAAATCTCTCTTTCACGATGCCAGATACTAATTATAGTTGGACAGCAACAGCTAAAAGAGATAATAATGTTGATAATGCCTTCACTCTAATTACTTGGTTTCCAGAAAATACAAAATCAACTACTTCTTTTAGATTTAGAAGTTTTTATATGGCAGGCAGTGATAATGTTAGTAACCATAATGCAGCTGAAGTAAATTTCATAGTGGTGAGATAAATGACAAAAGTAATTATTTATAACAATGAGAAAGGTAATGTTGCTTTGATGACACCTATTCTTACAGAAATAAATCCAAGTACAGGTAAAACTTTCACGATTGAAGAAGTAGCAGCAAAAGATGTTCCAAGTGGAACAGAGTATAAAATTGTTGATACAAGTACGTTACCTGATGATCTTACTTTCTTTGATGCTTGGAAAAGATCAGGTGAAACTGTGACAGAAGATTTAGCTCAATCTAAATCAATTGCACATGATACAAGAAGAGAAAAGAGAGCAGCAGAATTTAAACCACATGATGAAGTTATTTCTTTAAATGTTCCAGGTTCAGATACTTCTGCTGCTGAAACTTCTAGAGCTGCGATTAGAACAAAGTATGCAACTATGCAAACTAACATAGATAATGCAACTAATATAGCTGGTATTAAAACAGCTTTAGGAGGTTAACCATGAGCCAATTAAAAGTAAACGCAATACGCCACACAGGAGCATCAAGTGATGCTGTTACCTTGGCAAGCGATGGAACGTGTACCGTTAAGGCTACTAATAATCTAAGCAACAGAAATATATTAATTAACGGTGCAATGACAGTTTCTCAACGAGGCACTGAAGAAACAGGGATTACTGGTACATGGGCTTACAGAAAAGCTCCAGACAGATGGTTCTTTGATGGAACTCCATCTGGTGCAGCTTGGACAGTAGGTCAAGCTACAGAAGCTCCTGCTGGTTTTGCAAATAGTTATAAAGTTCAATGTACAACTGCAGATACTTCTTTAGCAGCTGATGACACCGTTCTTCTATACCAGAGGATTGAAGGTCAAGACGTACAACACTTATTAAAAGGTACTTCTGATGCAAAGAAACTTGTTCTCTCTTTCTATTTAAAGACAAGTAAGACAGGTGTTTATGTTATTAACATAGATGATATAGATAATAGTAGAAGAAATAATAAATCTATAACAGTTTCAGATACTAACTGGAATCGTTACACACTGGTTTTTGAAGGAGATACTACAGGAGCATTTGGTAATGATAATAATGCATCTTTAGGTGTTACTTTATGGTTAGCAGCAGGTGCTAATCACGAAGGAACTGCATTGCCAAGTGGTTGGCACGCTAATAATAATGACACTAGAGCTACAGGTAATGTTAACTTTGCAGATAGTACCTCTAATATCTTATATTTCACTGGAGTTCAGTTAGAAGTTGATAATGGTTCAGGAGTTGCCACTGACTTTGAACATAGGAGCTACACTGATGAGCTTTTGAGATGTTATCGTTATTACTATAAACTAGCAGATGGTAGCCAGGACGAAGATGCACCAATACATAGTGGTGTTTTTTATGGAGCACATAATATGTATGGACCTGTTAATTTTCCAATGGAAATGAGAACTACACCAAGTCTGGATGTCGTTAATGGTACTGACTACTATCAATGTTACCTCAACGGTACTACTGATACTCACGATGCTATTTCAACAAATAACATAAGTCCTACAGTGGCAACACTTGTTGCTACAACTAATCTTACTGGAACTGCTGGACTTGCTAGCTGGTGTAGAGGAAGAACTACAAGTTCTTATGTAGCCCTTACAGCGGAGCTTTAAACTATGGCAAAATATAAATTATTAAAAAATATAGATGGAGTAGTTTCTTTTGTAACTTGTGAGGTACCTCCTTTTACTAAGACTATCCCGTTTGCAGAAGACAACACAGACTACCAAGAGTACCTAGAATGGGTAGCAGCAGGTAACACAGCGGAGGCAGCAGACTAATGGCATTAACACAAGTAACTAGTGAAGGCATTAAAGACGGTGAAGTTAAAAATGCTGACATGGCAGATGATGCTGTTGGTGTTGCTGAACTCTCAGCCACTGGTACAGCATCTAGTTCCACCTTTTTAAGAGGAGATAACTCATGGGCTACTCCAACAGATACAAACACTCAACTTAGTACTGAAGAAGTACAAGATATAGTAGGAGGTATGTTTACTGGTAATACAGAAACAAACATTACTGCTACATATCAGGATGCTGACGGAACTATTGATTTAGTATCTACAGATACAAACACCCAACTTGCCTTTGCTAATGACGCTAATAATAGAGTTGTTACTGGTGATGGGTCAGGTGGGTTAAACGGTGAGGCAAATCTTACTTTTGATGGAAGTAAATTAACAGTACAAGGAGATAATGGATTGGTTGTTCAAACTGAAACAGCACCATCTTCTGATACTGATCCATCAGGGGAAATATTTTTCAATAATAGTTCCAATAATAATGTAAATGCTAAAATAGTTACTTTTAGAAATTCTGGTACTTCTGGTGGAGATTTAGCTTTCTTTACAAGGACTCATGGGGATGGTACAAATACTGAAGGCTTAGAAAGACTCCGCATCAATTCGAGTGGAAACGTAATTCTTGGTGGTAGTACTACAAGTTCAACATTCCTTGATGTAAGACGTACTGATACTACAGTTTATTCTGCTACATCTAGTCATGTAAATGGAATAAAAGTATTTAATGACAGTGCTACTGATGGAGGATTTGCTGGTATTGAATTAGCAGCAACTGACGCTCAAGATTATTATGGAAGTACGCTTTTAAAATCAATAGCAGATGGAGAAAATTATGCAAATGATTTTGTAATACAAACAAGACATTCTAGTAATTATGCAGAGCGTCTGCGTATAACTTCGGAAGGTTATGTAACTAAACCTAACCAGCCCAGTTTCTGTGTCTCAATTAATACAGACACTGATAGAGCAACTAATGGAAAACGAACACTACCTTTTGATACTGAGTTTCATGATACTGGAGGGTTTTGGAATACCTCAACTTATAGATTCACAGCTCCAGTAGCAGGTAAGTATTTCTTTATTCTTAGTGTAAACCACATAGGTGATTCTATTTACTTCATTAGTAAGAATGGTAGTGACGTTCATAAAGCTGAATTTAGAGCTAATACTGATGGTGCATGGGAACACGGAACTACTTCAGGTATAATAAAACTCGAAGCATCAGATTATGTTGAGGCAAAAGGACAATTAACTACTAGTACTAATGGAACAATGTTATGGAATAGCGGAAGTAGTACTAGTAGTTCTTGGGATGCCTTCACAGGTTGGTTAGTTCATTAACTAAAGTACTAATCACATTATTTAAAATAAATTATGGCAAATTACACAGTTACTCTGACAGACACAGAAACAAAGTCTCTTGAATATGCAGCAACAAGTAATCAAGATTGGATTGATAATGCTGTAAAAGAACGAGCAAGAATAGCTAAAGATGAAATCATTTCTCTTAACACAGCTCATTGCAATAAAAAAGGAGTGGCTATTGCAGTTGGTGAAGATGCTCAAGTTACACAGGCTTATACGCTTGGTGTAGTTAAATCAGCAGCAGATAGGAATAAGGAAGCTGATAAATCTTCCTAAGCCTGATCTCCCTAAGCCCATAGACCTGCCTAGAATCGAGCTGAAGCCCCCTTCAGCCCTTATACCATCATATCGCCCCATGGTACTCCCTCCAGCTGATCTAGAGGCTCCTGAAGACGTTAAAGAAGAAACAAAGGAAACAACAGAACAACCTACTGCACCAAGTGTAAAGATACCTGTAATTGATATACAGATGCCTTTACCCACTGCAGAGGTTGTTACAACTGCTACATATGCTGCTGTTGC